ACAACAACGTCGGCGTGTACACCGTCCAGCCCTATTCGATCGAGGTCGATGCAGCGGGCAACAACGTGATCTACACCAACATGCAAAACGCCATGATGCGCTACACCGCGCGCGTGACGGACACCACCATGTTCAGCCCGCTGTTCCAGGAAGGCCTGACCAAGTTGCTCAAAGCCAAGCTGGCTGGCCCGGTGATCAAGGGTGCCGAGGGCCGCGCCGAAATGAAGTCGGCGATGGCCGAGTTCCAGGCCTGGTTTACCCTGGCCTCCGTGTCGGACGCCAACCAGCGCCGCGAGAAGCCTGCCGCAAGTGTTGACTGGATTGTGAACCGCTGATATGGGTGAAAAGACCGCTGACCGATCGTTTGCCGGGGGTGAGATCTCCCCCGACATGTATGGCCGTGTGGACTTGGCCAAGTTCCAGACGGGCCTGGCGCTGTGCCGCAACGCCTTCGTGCTGCCCCACGGGCCAGTCGAAAACCGACCCGGCACCGAGTACGTCCTGGAGGTCAAGAACAGCGCCAACGCGGTGCGCTTGATCCCCTTCACGTACAACTTCACGCAGACGATGTGCATCGAGATCGGGGCAGGGTACTTCCGCTTCCACTCGCAGGCTGGCACGCTCATGAGCAGCGGCACAACCCCCTACGAGGTGGCCAACAGCTACGCGCAGGCCGACCTCATGAACCTGCACTACGTCCAGTCCGCTGACGTGCTGACGATCGTGCATCCGAACTACCCGGTGGCCGAGCTTCGCCGCTTGAGCGCGACCAACTGGACGCTGACCAACCCCTCGTTCGCGGTGCCCACGTACTGCCCAACATCCGTGTCGGCTGCGGCCACGGCACCACACACCACCAACTGGAACCCGTTCAACTACCAGTACGTGGTGACCACTGTGCAGGTGGGTGACTTGCAAGAGTCGATCGCCTCGAACATCACCACCGCCGTGAGCAACGACTTGACGCTCACCGGCAACGTGAACACCATCACCTGGACGCTGCCCTCGGGCGTGACCCCGGTGCGCTTTTACGTCTACAAGTTCATGAACGGGCTGTGGGGCTACATCGGCCAGGCCGCTGCCACCGCCACCAGCTTCGTGGACAACAACATCACGCCCAACACCGCGCAGACCCCGCCGATCTACGACAGCGGCTTCAACGACGCCACGGGCAACTACCCCGGCGCTGTCACCTACTACCAGCAGCGCCGCTGGTTTGCAGGCTCCAACAACGCCCCGCAAAAGGTGTGGGCCACCATGTCGGGCACCGAGTCCAACATGACCTACACGCTGCCCGTGCAGGCTCAGAACCGCGTGTCCTTCAAGATCGCCGCGCGCGAAGCCTCGGGCATCCAGCACCTGGTGCCGGTGGCCAACTTGATGATGCTGTCGCCCTCCAGCGAGTGGCAGGTGTCGTCGACCGACAACAACGCGATCTCCTCAAGCAACGTGAGCGTGAAGCCGCAAAGCTACGTGGGCAGCAACAACGTGGTGCCCATCGTCGTGGGCAACTCGATCCTGTTCAGCCAGTCCCGTGGTAGCCGCATCCGCGAGATGGCCTACTCCTGGCAGACCCAGGCCTATCAGTCCAACGACATCAGCGTGATGGCCGCACACCTGTTCGACTACACCAACGTGGTCGACCTGGCGTTCTCCAAGGCCCCGTACCAGATGCTGCACTGCGTCTCGTCCAACGGCAACCTGGTCAGCCTGACCTACGTGCCCGAGCAGCAGGTGGCCGCATGGCACCACCACGACTTCGGCGGCTTCGTCGAATCGATCTGCTGCATCACCGAGCAGCCCGCTGGCACCTCGGCCAGCGAGGACATGCTGTACCTGGTCGTGAACCGCATCATCAACGGCGTGACCCGCCGCTACGTGGAGCGCTTGCACACCCGGTTCTTCAACACGCAAAGCGATGCGTTCTTCGTGGACAGCGGTGCCACCAACTTCTTGCCAGGCACCTTCACCTGGCAGGGCACCACCATCACTTGCTCGATCCTGGCCCACGGTGCCAGCGCTGGCCAATCCAAGTACTTCACCTTCAGCGACCCCGCGCTGTCGGGCACGTACACGATCGCCACAGCGCCCGACGTGAACACCGTCACGCTGACCGCCGCGACCGTGGGCCAGGAAGTCGGCACCGTCGCCATGACGCCCACCTACCAGGTGTCGACTATCACCGGTCTGACGTGGCTTGCGGGCATGACCGTGAACATCCTGGCCGATGGCGCTCCCGTCCCACCACAAGTGGTTTCGCTGACCGGCACGATCACCTTGCCTTACCCGGCAACCAAGGTCGTGGTCGGACTGCCGATCACCTGCCAAGTCCAAACACTGCCCGCATCCTTGCAGACCGACACCGGCTTTGCCGAGTCGCTGCAAAAGAACGTCGACCAGGTGTGGCTGCGCACGTACCGCACCAGCGGCATGTTCGTGGGGCCTGACGCCAACAACTTGGTGTACGCCACCCAGCGCGCAGCGACCGATCTGCCTGGCGCATCGCCTGCGCTCTTCACGGGTGTGATGCCGGTGGTGATCCAGCCCGAGTGGAACTTCGACGGCACGGTCTTCATCCAGCAGACCGATCCGCTGCCCATGACGATCTGCGCGATTGCCACCGATATGACCGTGCGCTGACGGTGTACAAGCCCCCAAGGGGGCGGCTTATGCTCGTCTGAATTTTTGGGACTAGCAATGGGCAGTGGTGTTGACGTTTCCAGCATTCTTGGCATTACCGGCGGTGCGGCTCGCGCCGCTGGTGGGTACAAGACCGCCAGCGCTCAAAAGGCATCCCTGGCCTATCAGGCATCGGTGGCCGCGAACAACGCAATCATCGACCAGGACAAGGCCACGATCGCCGAGCAAAACGGCCAGATCGCGGTAGGCAACCAAGAACTGCACACCGCCCAACTCAAGGGCCTGCAGACCGCCAACATGGCGGCCAACGGCATCGACCTGTCCACCGGGTCGGCCAAGGACGTGCTGCAAAGCACCGACATGATGGGCCAGCGCGATGCTGACCAGATCCAGACCAACGCGCTGCGCGAAGCCTGGGGCTACACCACCCAGGCCGCCGCCGACACCAGCAACGCCAAAGCCCTAAGTTCGATGGCCGACTCGGTCAGCCCCACAGCGGCCATGTTCACCTCGATGCTGGGCACCGCCACGCAGGTGTCGCCTTCGATCACAGCGCTGTTCTCGGCCAAGAACGGCAACAAAAAGCTAGGCGAGTAAATGCCATCAGTACCCCTTTACGAATCGGCGCGCGTTGCGCCCGCAGGCATGCCCAGCGTCTCCAACCAGGGCGTCTCGCCCCGCGCGCTGGAGCAAGGCGTCATCGACGGCCAGAACCTGGAACGCATGGGCACGGCCATCACGGCCCTGGGCGTGCAGGACATGGACGCCGAAACCAAAGCGCAGATGATGGCCAACCAGGTGCGCGTGGACGCCGCCCTGAACGAAGTGCGCGCAGCCTCGCAAAAGCTGACCTACGACCCCGAGAACGGTTACCAGGCCCGCACTGGCAGCGCCGCGATCCAGCCCAACGACAAGGGCGAGGGCCTGCAAGCCCAGTTCGGCCAGCAACTGCAAAACACCATCACGCGCGCATCCGACAGCCTGGCCAACGAAGCCCAGCGCCAGGTGTTTGCGCAGCACGCCACCACGCTGTCCACCCAGTTCGATGGCCAGGTGCAAAGTCACGTCCTCAAGGAGTTTCGCCAGTTCGGCCTGCAGACCCAGCAGGGCACGGTCGACCTGGCCACCGACACCGCGCAAAAGAACTGGGACAAGCCCGACATCATCGATGCCCAGGTGGCCAGTGCCAAGGCCGCTGTGTGGAAGGCTGGCCAGATCGCGGGTGACCCGGCCAGCATGGTTCAGGCCAAGACCCAGCAAGTCACCAGCAAGATCCACTACGGCGTTGTCGAGACGGCCCTGCAGCAAAACAACCCGCTGTACGCCCAGCGCTACATCGACAAGTACAAAGACGACATGACAGCCGGTGACCTCTTGAAGGCCACCGGTCAGATCACCGCCGACACCCAAGCGCGCATGGCCACGGGCGCAGCCCAAACCGCCATCACCCACTACGCCAAGGCGTTTGCGCCCACCGATGTGGATCGCATGCTGACGATCACCAAAATGAGCGAGTCCGGCAACCGCGACACGAACGCGGACGGCACGCCCGTCACCTCGCCCAAGGGCGCGATGTACGGCATGCAGGTGATGCCCGCCACCGCCAAGAACCCCGGCTACGGCATCAAGCCCGCCGCCGACAACAGCCCCACCGAGTACAACCGCGTGGGCACCGAGTACCTGGCCGCGATGGTCAAGACCTACGCAGGCGATGCCGCCAAGGCCTGGGCCGCGTACAACGCTGGCCCCGCCGCTGTGGACAAAGCGGTCAAGGCCGACGGTGCCAACTGGCTGGCCAAGATGCCCGCCGAGACGCAGGCCTACGTGGCCAAGAACGTGGCCCAACTGCAAGACGGTGGCGGCGCTCCGGCGCTGCCCACCATGCAGGACATCCACAACAACATCCGCGAGCAACTTGGCCCCAACGCCCAGCCCAAGGTGGTGAAGGCCGCCCTGGACGAAGGCACCCGCCAGTACAACGACGCGATGAACGCGCGCAAGCAGCAGGCCGAGAACGCCGTGCAGCAGGTGCAGCAGTACCTGATCCAGAAC